GACATGGATAGACTTACTAACTGCAATGAGAATGATGAAGTTCTAATGGCTTTCCGTCAGAATCCTAAAGCCTGTAACGACTATCGTGGATGCGAGTTTCATGACTATTGTTTAGCTTGGCAGAATCCATTGAGAAGATGTTATGAGCCACCTCTTGGATATATTCAAAGATTCTGGAATCCGGCGGAAAGGGAAGCAACTGTTAAGAAAGATCTAACATTTCAGATTTAATAAAAGAAAATGAAAGGAGAAAAGCTATGATTAGTGAAAGAACTTTAAAAAGATGGAGGAAAGAGGCACTTCAGTTAAAAACTTACCTAAACTATGAAGGTGAAAAACCTACAACAGCTTTACAATTAGATGAATTATACAATATAATTCTTGCATTGACTCAAGAACTTATGGATAATTACCTAATTAAGAAAGGAAGGTGATAAAATGAAATTACATCTAAGAGCTAATGAGGCTGACGGCACTCATACAAAATTTACAGTATTTCTTAATGAAGCTAACTGTGGCCAGCTTTGTATGAGAGAAGAAGAAGCAATTTATTTCCATGAGCTTATAATAAGATCTAACTATAAAATTCCTGGTGACCAAGTATATTCATCAGGAGAGTGGACAAAGGAGGAAGACTAATGCCTTACGATGCTGCCGCAGAACTTAAACGAGTTAAAACCTATTACGCCGGCGATCCTTTACAGAAAAGATTTAGTGCGCTTATTTGTGGAGAAACTAATGCCGGAAAAACTTATTTACTAAGAACTGCTCGCCGCCCAGTTCATATAGACTCTTTCGATCCTGGAGGAACAAAGTGTTTAAGAGACTTAATTGCCTCTGGAGATGTAGTGGCAGATACACGCTATGAAGATGATGATCCTTTTGATCCTAAAGCCTATGCTGATTGGAAGAGAGCGACTGATATTAGATTCCAGATAGGTTACTACAATCAATTTGGGACTTATTGTCTTGATAGTGCAACTACTTTTGGCATAGCAGTAATGAATTATGTATTAAGTGGTAAAGGAGCAGCTGGAGAGTCTCCTCAAATGAGAAGAGACTATGTTCCTCAAAAGAATGAGATGACTAATTATTTTCGTAAACTAATGAACCTTCCTTGTGATTTTATTCTAACTGGTCATTTAAGAGAAATAAGAAAAGTTCTATCAGTTGATAGTAAGACAGGAATAGTTAGAGAAGAAGTTAAATTTCGTTTCTATACGACCGGCCAAGCAGTCATCACTATCCCGCTACTCTTCGATGAAATCTATGTAGTTACTGGAAAAAATGATAGAGATGGAGTCAAGCGTGAAATGCTTATTGATTCATTAGGTGACTACGTAGCCCGTTCCCGCTTGAAATCAAAAGGACTTTTAAATTCTATTGAGCCGCCAGACTTAAAAGCGCTTTTAAAGAAAGCTGGATTTGATGCTCAAGATAAAGCAAGATTAAAATTTGAATAAGTTCGTTTAATTAATAAACGATCTTAAAATAAAAAGGAGGAAATGAAAGATGGAATATCCAAAGGAAGTTGAAGAGAAAATTAATTACTATCAAGATAAAATTAAAGAAGTAAAAACTACAGTTGAAGATGTAGTATTAGTAAAGAAACTATTCCCAAATATGGAGATATGGGTAGATAGTAATAAAATCCATTGCTATACCCTAGTAAAATCAATGACTGAAGTTAAGTCTATGCTAAAAATATTTGCTGAAGCTGGAGTATTAATAGAGCATTTCAAAGAAAGTGATTATAATCCAGTCTGGCATTTAAAAGGGAAAAATGCTACAATTCTTCTTGATCCTATCTGGCCTGATGAAGAGGTAGAAGGTGCTATTTGTAAGGTTATTAAAGTTGGAGAAGAAACTATTTCTTGTCCAAAATATAAACTTGTTTGCAGTGATGGTAGTAATAGTGACTTAAAATCAAATGAAAGGAGGGACTATCAAAAATATTCTGTAGAGTGATTAATTAACTATCAACAATAAACTAATTTCAAGGAGGAAAACAAATGCTTACAGATTACAGTAGTATCGAAAAAGAAATTTTAAATGTTCCTGAACCAATTACTTTAAAGAAAGGGACAGAAGTCAAAGCGCGTATTATTGGAGTTAGAACTGGGACTGTAGAAAAAGAAGATAGTGAATACTATGGCATCTCCTATTTTACTGTTTCCTTAGATGTTCCTGACGAGCCGCTTGCAAAAGAATTTTCAGATTTTTTCTGGGATCTTTCTGACATTGATAATATTACTAAGATCTCAGAAAAATCAGCTTTAAGTGCTATGAGAAAATTTCGCACTTTTGCTGAATCTTTTGGTCTCGACTATAGTCGGCCCTTTGATTTGGAAGAAGATTTACCTAGAAAAGAAGGCTGGCTGATTGTTGGTATTAAAAAGTCTGATGAATATGGAGAACAAAACGTAGTAAATAAATACATCAGTGGTCGTAGTGTCAATGTAAATAGACACAATGACGAAGTTCCTTTTTAATAAATTAAGTTTGTTTAATAATTAAACAATCTTAAATGACTTGGGGCAAGTCAATAAACTGCCCTTTGAAAAATAAGAAAAAGGAGAATAAAATGACTACAGAAGAATTTAATATTGAAGTTGAAAAATCATTTCTTAGAAGTAAATCACTATTAATTAAGAAAGGTTCTGAATATTCTCAAGACGGAGATCGCCTTGGACAGTTTCATAGGGCTGGGGCATCTCAGGGAATATCACCAACTCAAGCCTTATGGGGAATGGCTACTAAACATATTACCTCTCTCTCCGACATGGTAAAAGAGCCAGAGATATATACTATAAAACAATTCAACTCAAAAATAACAGATCTTCGTAACTATACATTCTTACTCGATGCGCTGTTACGAGATATAGCTGTTGAATAAAAGAAAGGCAAGGTGATTTATGAACAGCTGGGACAAGTACTTTCATCGAATATGTGAGTCAGTGGCAAGTAAGTCACCTTGCCTCTCCCGTCAAATTGGAGCTATTCTTGTAAAGGACCATTCAATAGTTTCAACTGGCTATAATGGACCAAGTAGAGGGATTCCTCACTGTGGACATGAGAGATTTATGAAAGACAAATTAATATCAGATCTTCTTACTAACTCTAAGGACTATAAAGAGATTTTTGGAATAAGCGATATACAAAATACTTGTCCAAGACAACTATTAAATTATGACTCAGGAATTTATCTAGAACTTTGCCCTGCCCAGCACGCTGAGGTTAATGTAATAGCTAATGCCGCTCGCTTAGGTGTAGCAGTTATCAACTCAACTCTATACATGAACTGCATAATTCCTTGTAAAAGTTGCTTTGGCTTACTAATTAATGCAGGAATTGCTGAGATTGTAGTTGATAGTATTGAAGTCTATGATAAGCATACAGCATTTTTAATTGAAAACTCAAATATAAAGATAAGGAGGTTTGACCTATGACAAATGTAGCTGATTATAAGCCTAGGTTTTCATTTGAGATCTCAGAAGAGCAGATGCTAAGGGCTAATAAATATCTTGCTCAGTATGGAATGAGAAAGGCTATATTTAATAAAATTCTCGATGACGTTCTCAACATAATAGAGATTGATGCTGGAATGGCCATTGGCTTACTAATGTCTGAGCCAATAGTTATGAAAGGCATTATGGTTGCATTGGCAGAAAGAACTAAGACAAAAAAGAAAGGGAATGGAAATGGCTGATTTAGATGGTCTCGGCTATGTTTCAATAATAGATATGCAAACAGATGAAGCTATAGACATGCTTCGTCAGATTCGCTTATCAAGACGAATCCCAGAGAAAAAAGTAAAAACTATGAAGGAAACTACTAAACAAACAACAAAGAAAATTTCAGCCACTATTGATGCTAATACAGCAAGCGAGATATTAAAATTATTAGGAGGTAAATAGAATGGATATTTCTGTAGGCCATGTAGGAATGATACCTACTTCATCTGTAATTATTTCTGAGGATAGAGCGAGAGAGGACATGGGGGATCTTAATGCCTTAGAATTGAATATAAAAGAAAGTGGACTTATCTCTCCTCTAGCTGTCAAAGATTTAAAGAATGGAACATTCTTACTTTTGGCTGGAGAGCGTCGTTTTACAGTTCTCAGCCGTAACAAAGTTCCTGAAATCCCTGTTCGTATCTATGATAAAGATTTATCAGACCTTGAAATGAAGATTATTGAGAAGTCTGAAAACTTCTTCCGTAAAGACATGGAATATTTCGAGATGGATAAATTAACTTTAGAGATTCATAGAATGAAAGAAGCTCTTCATGGAACATCATCTCCAGGTCCTGGAACTGAAGGATGGTCAATGAGTGACACTGCAGAAATGATCGGCGGAGTATCGAAAGCAACTATCTCTCTTGCAGTTAAAAGAGCTGAACTTCGTGAAGCTCTTCCAGATGTATTTGAGGGATGTAAGACGGCTGCAGACGCATTAAAGATGATTAAAAAAATGGACGAAGCAGTTGTCAAACAAGTTATTGCAAAACAAGTTGAGACTAAAAATGAAAATACTGGATCTTTACTCTCTACTTTAGCTAAATCTTACATCATTGAAAACTGCTTCGATGGTATAAAGAAAATACCAGCTGGCATATTTCATCTTGTTGAAATAGATCCTCCTTATGCAATAAAGATTATGGATCAGAAAAAAGCTGAGGGAGAATCTAAATATCAGAAAGAAGATTATAATGAAATAGATACCTCTATTTATATAAAAGGAGACCAAAAAGGCTCTTGGAAAGGAATGGAGTATTTATTTAAAGAATGTTATCGAGTAATGACAGATCATTCTTGGTTACTCTGCTGGTTTGGCCCTGAGCCGTGGTTTGAACAGATATATCAAGCTATTAAGAAAGCAGGATTTGAAACAACTCGTATGTGTCCTATCTGGGTAAAACCTTCAGGCCAAACTAAACAGCCTGAAACTCATCTACCTAATGCTTATGAGATGTTCTTCTATGCCTGGAAAGGTAGGCCGGCAATAGCTAAACAACGAGGTGGGAATACTTTTATTCATTCTCCAGTCTTACCTCAACAGAAGACTCATCCTACAGAACGTCCACTTGAATTAATGAAAGATATTTATTCAACCTTCGCTTTCGAAGGATCTAGAGTTCTCATTCCTTTTGCTGGCTCAGGATCTGGAATAATAGCTGCTCATCAACTTGGAATGACAAGTGTTGGATTTGAGCTAAGTAAATCATATAGAGATAGTTTTTTAGTAAGAGTTAATGAGCTTAATAAGTTCGTTTAATAATTAAACAATCTAATATTAAGGAGAAGACAATGTCTAAAGTAAATTTATTAGTTCTCGAAGATATTTTAAATGGTAAAGCAGATTATATAGTAAGAAAAAAATCATTTAGAAAAAATATAGCTAATATGCTATTTGATTCTATTACTATAAAGGAAAAAGAGGTTTCAATTAGTTATAAAGGAAAAGAACTTGCTTCATGGGAAATTTCTGCAGTAGATTATAAGAATGGACAAACTCTTACATGGAGAGTTACAGAAGGAATTATGAAAGTAAGATTAATAAATAACTGACTTTAACAAGCTCATTTAATAATTAAACAATCTAAAGGAGAATAATTATGTTTATAATCTATTCACTTCCATTCTTTATATTGTCTATATTGACTGTTATAGTCTTTAGATCTTGGTTCAATTCCATAGATGGAACTGTAGGATTTTTATTAGGAATGATAATGGGAGTAATGTCTTTGATATTAGGTACGATTATTGAATTATGGAGGAATAGATGAGAATAACTTTCGTTCATCCATCAGGTGACATTAATGCTAAAATAGCTATAGTCGGTGAGCAGCCTGGATATCAAGAGGTTCGTGCTCGTCCTCCTCGACCTTTTATAGGCCCAGCAGGACAAGGATTAGATGAATGTTTAACTATGACCAAGATCCAGCGTCGTGAACTCTATCTTACAAACGTGATAAAGGATTTAGATGCACCATTAGCTCATTATATAAATCTCGACAATCGTGGAAAGTGGACTATTTCAGCTGAAGGTCTTGAGTATATTTCTGAATTAGGAAAAGAACTAAAATCTCTAAACCTTAATATTGCTGTAGCTATGGGAAATATAGCATTACTTGCTTTATGCAATAGAGTAGGTATAACTAAATGGAGAGGCTCTATTATTGAGTCAACATTAGTTCCTGGATTAAAGATAATTCCTACATTCCATCCAGCTACATTCATCCCTCCAAAATTTAACTTTCTCAATAAGCCAATAATTTGTGAAGATTTAATAAGAGCTAAATATGAATCTACATTTAAAGAGATTAGAAGGGCTGAAAGAAAAGTTACTATCCAACCAGATTTTTCTCAAGCAATTAATACTCTTCGTCATTGCTATAGACTCGGCAAGCTTGGCCAAATCATAGGCATTGATATTGAAGTTATTAATAGAGAGGTTGATTGCATAGGAATTAGCTGGTCTCCTACTGAATCTATTTGTATCCCTTTTCGTTGGTTCAGAGGAGATTATTTCACAGTTGAAGAAGAACTTCAAATAATGAAAGGTATTGCCTATATAATTCAAGATGAGGACATAAAAAAGGTTGGTGCTAACTTTATCTTTGATACTCAGTTCTTATTCCACAAATATGGAATAGTCCCTCGTGGTTCTATTAATTGCACTCAGATAGCTCAAAAGATTTCTTATCCAGATTTTCCAGCCGGCTTAGCTGCCGTAACAACTATGTATACAGACATTCCTTATTATAAAGAAGATGGTAAACAGTGGATGAAGATGGGAGCCGGTTCATGGGAGGAGTGGTGGAACTATAATGGCTTTGATTCCTTTATTCCAATAGAAGCTTTTCCAAAACAGTTCTCTACATTGAAAAAACAAGGTAATGAATTAACTTACGAACGGCAACATAAACTTATTAAACCTTTAATCTATATGGGAGAAAGGGGAATACGAATAGACGTAAATGGGATGATGGAGTATGAAAAAGAACAAAGATATATTCTCGAAGAAAAATCAGCAGAATTTAAATCTATAGTTGGTAGAGATATAAATACAAGTAGTCCTAAACAACTAATGGATTATTTTTATAAAGAACTTGGAAATAAACCTTATAAGAAAAAAAGTACTACTGGTAAATATAATGACTCAATAGACATTGATGCTTTAAAACGACTTGTTCGTCAAGGTGGAAGGGCTTCTGAAGCCGCTCGTATTATGCTTGACATACGAAGTCTCTCCAAACGTATTTCAACTTATCTTAACATAGGAAAGGTGGATAAAGATGGTAGAATGAGAAGTAGTTATAAACCAGTAGGAGCAGCAACTGGTAGATTGGCTAGTGGTGAAACTATATTTGGAAGCGGAACAAATAGTCAGAACTGGCCTCATGATTTACTTAGATTCTTTCTCTTTGACGAAGGTTACATCGGATACTCCTTTGATTTGTCTCAAATTGAAAATAGAATCGTTGCCTATACTGGAGGAGTCCTCGCTCAAATTGATGCTTTCGAGCAAGGAATAGACCTCCATACTCTAACTGCTTCAATCATCTTTCATAAACCTTATGATCAAATATCTAAAGTAGATGGTTCTTCATCCTTAGGTGATGGCAGACAGAGTGAAAGGTATTGGGGAAAGAAGGGGAATCACGGACTAAATTACGACGAGTCTTATAAAAAATTCGCTCTAGTCAATGAGATCACTGAGACAGAAGCCAAGCAAACACTAGAAGAAATTCATGCAGGCTATCCTCAAATAAGAAATGGTTACCATGCTATGATACAAGATATGCTTAAGGCCACTAGGACTGTAACAAACTTGTTCGGCCGAACTCGTCTATTCCTAGGTCCTATATTTCCATCTTATCCGAATGTCACTCAATATGCTTGCACTGAGACCTTCCGCTCTGCCTATGCTCATTTTCCTCAAAGTACTTGTGCTGATAAAGTAAACGAACAAGGGATTGAACATATCTATTATAATCAGCAGTGGTATAAACCAGTTGAATTACTTGCTCAAATCCATGACTCTGTAGTATTTCAAATTCCTTTATCTTTACCTTGGATTGAGCATGCTAAGATGTTATTAAGAATTAAAGATTCTCTCGAAACACCTTTAATTTGGCATGAGAGAGAAATTCCTACTCCAGTCGATCTAGCTATTGGTTTTAATATGCAGAAAGAATCGATGCTTGAATTTAAGAGTAAATCAATCCCAAAAGAGTCAGATAGACTAGCAGAATTATTAAGGGATTCATGTTTCAAACTTCGTTGTAAGACACTTCTTCCAATGAAAATATAATCTTAAGGAGAATTATTATGGAAAGATTTTGGTCTAAAGTAGATATTAAAGAAAAAGATGACTGCTGGCCTTGGAAAGCAGGAACTAATAATGCAAACTATGGTATGTTCTGGAGTGAAACTAGAATGGTACTGGCTCATAGAATGGCTTGGATACTAACCTATAAAAACACTCCGCCAGAAGGACAGATGGTATTACATAGATGTAATAACGAAAGATGTTGTAATCCTAATCATTTATATATAGGGAATGCCTCTGATAACATGAAAGACAGAGGAAGGTCTTATGGAAAGACTGGAGGTAGACAGAAGATAATAAATACAGAAGGAGATATATGCAAAATTATAGGACTAATAGCCAATGGAAAGACTCAGAGAGAAGTAGCCAAAATAATGGGAGTTAGTCAGTGGAATATCTGGAATATACTAAACAGTGTAGAGATATAATATGCCCAGAAATACACCTGACTGGATTAATTCTTTCATGGAGTTGACAGAAAATAGTGAGCCGCCAGTTCTTTACAGAAAATGGGCAGCTATCTCTGCTGTTGCAGCAGCACTTCAAAGAAAAGTTAGATTAGAACTTGGATTATCACTAACTTTCTATCCAAATTTATATATAGTTTTAGTTGGCCCTTCTGCTACTGGTAAGGGAACAGCTATGAAGTTTGCTTCTGATATAATAGAGCAAGTTCCAACTATTCGCTTAAGTGCTCAAGCAACATCTCTTCAGGCACTAATAAGACGGATGAAAGAAACAAATCTTACTGATATAAATGTAGAGACAGGAGAACAGACTTATCATTCATCTCTGACAATATTCTCTACTGAATTCACTGTCTTCTTGGGATACCACAATCAAGAACTTATTGCTGCTCTCTGTGAATGGTATGACTGTCATAATAGATGGACATATGAAACTATTGCTAGGAAAAAAGAAGAGATTATTGGAGTATGGGTTAATTTATTTGCCGGCACTACTCCAGATGCCATTCAAGCATCTCTTCCAATCGAATCTATTGGTGGCGGACTAACATCAAGAATTATCTTCGTTGTTGAAGAAAAGAGAGGAAAACTTGTAGTTATTCCTACAAAAACTGAACGAGAGATTCAGCTTCAGCAAAAGCTAATTTATGACCTAGAGGCGATTAATCAACTTAATGGGACTATGCAATATACAGATGAATTTCTTAAAATATATTCTGAGTGGTGTTACTATGCCGACACTCATAAGCCATTCCAAGATAAGAAATTCGATGGCTATTGTGGAAGGCGTAGGAAACACCTAATCACTCTTGCTATGGTTTGCTGTGCTTCTCATTCAGATAGTATGATATTAACTACTGAGGATATAAATAGAGCTATTAATTTATTAGCTGAAGTAGAGATTAAAATGGGTAAGGTATTTAAAGGTATGGGACGATCTGATACATCTGACTTACTCAACGATGCAGTGACATTTATTGCTAATAGTAAAGTAGCCGACATCCCAATCTATCAATTTGCTCGGCATTTTGAAGGGGATATGGATAAGCTTGAAATGGATAGAGTAATCACTACAATGCAAGCTATGAAACTAATTGAATTAGTTAGAAGACCAGGAGCAGATACTACTTTACATATTATAGGATTTGAGAAATAGATTGTTTAATTAATAAACAATCTTATTTTTCATTAGCGCTAATTTTAGCATTATCTTTCTCACGCCTAATTCTCATATAAGCTTGTTTAAATTCCTCAGATGTATAACTAGTACTCTTACCATCTTTATCTCTAAATCTAGCATCTATTTGCATTAGTTCTTTCTCTAACTGTCTCTTTGTTGCGTCTGTAGATGAGTCATAAGTCTGAATATACTCTCTAGCTCTAACTTCAGGTGACATATGCCACATACTTAGCCAGATATTTCTATGCTCAAGATCTTTTGTTTTCTCTATAAATTTAAATTTATCTCTCATACTTTCATAGTCTTTTTTAGTCTTCTGACTACTAATATAGTTAATTACTTCTTCTCTCTTTCTCCTACTTCTCCAAGCATAGTCAGTAGCTAATAGATCAAACTCTTCGTAATTAACTATATATTTTAGATCTTCTTCAGCTTTAATATTATCTCTAACTTGCCTTCTAGAATAATTAGGCTGTGTTATTCCTATTACTCTATTAAATCCTGGCATTCTTGCTAATGTCTCAATAAGAGGTCTTTTTCTATCACTCTCAGGTACATCACTAAATAACTGATTATAAGCTCCTCCAAACATAGCAACAAATTCATTATTATAAGGTATTACATTGCTAGCCGATCCTTGTAGACGCTTAGGGGAAATATCAATAAATCCACTATGTGCTCCAATATCTTTAGCAAGCTGAGAAACATTAGGGTCAAATTTACCTTCATGTTTACTTTTAGGCCAATCAAAAGTTCTTCCACCTAACGCAGTATACATCTGCCTATCTTTCCACCAGCTAGTATTTGTAGAATAATCATATACCATTTGAATAGATGGAGGCAGAGATATCCCTACAGGGCCTAATTGTTTTAAAGAATCAGTTAGTTTTCTATAATCTGGTTCCTGTTTAATAATTCCTTTATCATATAAATAAGTTCTAGTTAGATTATCAGATAACTTATACATAAAAGCAGCTCCAGGATCCATTCTTAGTTTAGCATATAAATATCTAGTATCTCCATTTTCATCTTTAAAATTTATCCAGTCAGAGAATAAAGGCCAGACTATATTTTTTTCATTCCCTTCTGTAGGAATGTCTTTCATTACATCTTCATGGAGACTCCAAGCCATTGCAGTAATGCCAGCAGCTAATCCAATTAGCTGAATTGACCTAGCTGCAAAATCAACTGGATTTTCTTTGGCTGAGCGCCAAAAGGTTCTAGTACCTAATACAGCTGCATTAAGAAATATCATTCCATTCTGATCAAGTGCTTTAATTATCCAACCACCTTGATTGTAGTCCATTCTATCTCTTCCAGCATGAACAGCCTCATACATTATATTATCATTCTTTAAAGATTCTTCATAACTAATATATAATTCATTTGCTCTTCTCCTAACAACTCTATCAGCAGTTGCAGCTCTAACCCAGAATTCCATACTTGTACCATGATAAGATAGAATATCAAGAAGTTTTGCCCAATCGCCTGGAGGTTTAGCACCTTTAACATATCTACCTTCCCTCATAGAAAGAAATGACATAGCAAGACCATGTTTAGCTAAATTATGAAATAGAGGACCTCTTGTATAAATATCTCCTAAAGTTCTAGACATATCATGTCCAAGTTGTAAAGGAGATAGTGGATTATAGGGACTATATACTCTCTTATAGTCCCCTTTAGTTGTTTCATAAAAAGGAAAACTTAGTTTTGGTCTTACTTTAGTTGCATCAGCTTCCCAAGTTTTAGCTGTCCATAAGGTATGAACAATATCCATAGGAAGACCAATGAAAGTTGACCAAAGAGGACTTGCTCCAACAGCTAATGTTCTTGTGAAAGGGGCAAATGTTGCGCCTCTTATTACTGTAGATAATCTATGACTAATATCATGGCTTCTTGTTACCATATACTTTGAAGCTTCAGGGCTAAAGTAAAGTTCTTTCTTTACTCCTTTTTCAAAATAAGGCATTGGACTCCAGCCTGATATTTGCTTAAGACTAACTATAGTATTATCTGGATACTTTTCAGCCAGTCCTTTCCACTCTAATTTTGCTGCTTGATTTGCAATAGAGCCATAAGCTCTAACAAACATTTCATGAGCAGATACCCTTGCATCTGGATCTATAATCTTTGTGCTTCCGTGGCCTAATGACTGCACACCTGAGTTAGTTGATCTAATAGTCTCTCCTTTTAAATGAGTCTGATAATCAAAATCATAAAGCTTCTCAACTGAGATTGTCTTAAACTTACGAAAATCATGAGCTTTAAGTAAGTTTCCTTCCTCCTCAGACTTTAGTCCAGATTCAACTAAGTCATCTACNAACTTTCTATGCCACTCGAAAAATGTNTCAGTNGATTTAATTGCNTCAGCCACATCTTTAGCACTAGCTTTNTCAAATCTTTTCTTAAGATCTGAAGTNNTAATTAACTTTGCAAANACATGNTCTGGAAGNTCTTTAATCATTTCCATAGTGGCTACAACACTAGCAGATTCAATAGGTCCATATTCAGGCTGTGACTTATAATCTTTAATAGACCTATATCCATAAATATCTTTATATCTTCTAGCTAATAAATAATCATTAATAATACCTACTTGCCTATCAGACTTACCCCCAAAAACTTCGCTTACCATCTGATTATATTCTATTTCACCATAACCTTTTCCATTTGCAGCTGATCGCTGTCTATCTATAATTCGCTGACTCTCTTTTGGATATAAGCGTCTAATTTCTTTAAGTAAGTGTTCTTGTTGTTCCATTAATCCTAGATTTAAATCTTCACCTAATTGTTTAATTGCGTAGTCAGTATTAAAAGATTTTTCCTTTAATGCCTTAGAAGTCCCTTCAAAAAACCTCGAAGCGTCTTTAAATATTTTCTTAGTAGCTTCAGGAAGTTGAGTAGGGTCTACTCCCATCATTAGTTTTGTTTCGCCAGTTCGTTTATTTTTTAAACGGTCTACATCTCTTGCCCATCTAGCTGCCTCTTTAACTGTATCTCTCCATAAAGTAAAATCTTTATCAAATTCAAACTTATTCTTAAGATTATCTACTTTAATAGCTAACTCGCTTAATCCATTTCTAACTTTGTCGATAGCGACTTCTTCACCATTAAGCCATCTATTAACTTCATTAATTAAATATCGAGTAAATACTTCTGGCGAAGCATCTACATTACTAACTTTTTCTTGTAACAGCTTTTTCATTACTTCTGTATGTTTAGCATCTTTATCTCTAAATGGATGATTAGATGGTTCGAGAGCTTTAGGTAAAGGAGCCCCTGTCTGAAGATCAAGGTCTGTAACTGGTTGTTTTTTAGTTTGTTTTTCTTTTTCTGCTAACTTCTCTAACCTCCCTTTCCATGTCTCTCCCTTTTTTAAGGCTTTCCAACCAGATGTACTAATCCCACTATGCTCTCTATAATAATCATCAATAGCTTTTTCAGGAGCCCACTTTTCTAACCATCCATCATATTCAGCTTGCTTTCTTGATTGAGTAATTATTTTATCTCTATTTT